GGCCAACCATTAGGAGCTACATCTTACTCATCACGTTTTGCTGATTATCTAAGACAGTCTATTAGTAACATGTCAGTGTGGGCTCTGGCTGCGGGTGGTATGCTTGCCGCTGGTTTTGGAGGATTTGGCGGCTTTGACGGCGGTGGCGCTTCTGGATTTTATGGTGACGGCGCAGGTTCTACCGAGAATGCTGAAAAAGCTATGCAATATTTCATGTCTCAGGGCTGGTCCAGAGAACAGGCAGCTGGTATTGTAGGTAACCTTCAAGCTGAGTCTACCCCTAACTTAAATCCAAATGCTTTCGGGGAAAACGATGTAAGACCTGGAGTGCACTCGTATGGTATTGCTCAATGGAATAGAGGCAGATGGGCCAACCTTCAAGCCTTTGCGCAAAGTAAGAATAAACCATGGAATGATTTTCAAACACAGCTTGAATTTATTCAGAATGAACTAACAGGCTCACACAGAAGAGCCGGTGATTTATTGCGGAACGCGCGCGACGCAGCAACCGCTGCTGAAATTGTTAATAGGCAATACGAAGTATCAGCTGATTATACTAATAGAAGAGCAGCAAATGCCATTGCCTTGCTTCAAGGCGGCACTGCACTTCGAACTGCTAATGGTACGATCGATCGATCTGCGGGCGGTACAGGTAGACTAACCAGTTTTTATGGTATGCGCAACGGTAGAATGCACGAGGGGATTGACATTGCTGCCCCTACAGGTACACCTGTAGCAGCTGCTTATGGCGGTGTAATTACAACAGCGGGTATAGTTAGAGGTTACGGTAACGTAGTCTATATCGACCATGGTCAGGGCTATAGTACACGCTACGGACATCTTAATTCATTTGCATACGGTATAAGAGACGGGGTTCGTGTAAACGCTGGTGATATCATCGGCGCAGTTGGAAGCACCGGTCGTTCAAGCGGGCCGCATTTACACTACGAGCTACGTACCCCTAATGGTGCAACCGATCCCATTTCAAGTTATAGAAGTAAACCATGGATTGTAGGTGGTAGAATTAGATCTGCTGCAGCGCTCACACCACCGGTATTAGCAGATATTGAACGTAGAAGAGCAAATCCAGATGCATGGGCAGGCTTGCCATACCTAGCCGATACGCGTAATCGTGATCTACCTCGTAGTTTGGGTGGGCAGCCTCCAGCACCGTTAACTCGAAATCCGCATTCAGAAAATGCATTTAGAGCTCTGCAGAGCCGCTAGATAAAAAAGGGGAGCCGAAGCTCCCCTTAGTGACTCAGTCATCTTCAGCTAGTCGCTTGAAGATAGCTTCCATATCATCATCGTCGTCATCGTCAACCGAAGCGGCCGGCTGAGGGCGAGGCTCAGCTGCACGATGCTGCGGCGCCGGATCAAACGGCGGTGTATCGTCATCTTCATCAACGAACTGCTGACGAGTATTAGCCGGTGCAGAGCCGCTGGTGTTGCCCAGTGCACGATCCAGGCGCTTCTTCAGTTCGTCATACGACTTGAAGTGCTTAGGATCGAGAAGTTCCTTCAGCGAGTACTCAGACTTCCAGATCTGCTCAAGACGATCATCATCACCCGTGAGAGGTCCAGGAGTATCAAACTCAGACTTGTCGTAGTTCGGGTAACCCTCGAACTTACGAATCTTGAGCTTGAAGTTAGCACCTGTCCAGAGGTTGAACGGATCAACAGGCTTCTCATCTTCGAACTGCGGGTTCATGAGATCCATGATCTTGTCAAAGATCTTCTTACCGTAGCGGAAGAGGAATACCTTACCTTCGTTCTCCGGATTAGCCGGATCCTTAACGACATAGATGTTGGAGTAGTAGTTGAGCTGACGCTTCTGCTTACGAACAGTTTCCTGATCACCAGCGTTCCAAAGACGAGTATTAAGCTCGGCGATAGGATCCTGCTGTCCAATTGTGGTCAGAGAGTTCTCAATATACCAGCCACCTGGGCCCTTAAAGCCGTGCGTCCAGATACGAACGAACGGAACATCCTCGCCACCTGGAGCGGGGAGGAAACGAATAACAGCGTAGCCGTTACCAGCCTTATCGGTCTGGCAAGACCAGAGACGGTCATCGCGAGTAGGAGCGTTGGAATTGAGCTTGGTGAGTTCTTGATTAAGCTTCTCGAAAGAGTTCGAGGAATTGCGCTTAAGCTCATTAAAAGAAAAAGACATATTATGTACCTTTCGTATATTTGCGTATTGTATCGTATGGTTTAGTATAACCCAATATGGGCATACTATTTAGCTTATCAAAGGGCGAATTATAGACTTTATTTTCGCCTTATCATAATGTAGGAATGGCCTATACTTTAAACACCGTTCTCTAATAGAGGGCCATAGTACGGTGTCATCTATCCTTGTATCCCATAATGGAAAGAAATTCAACTGATCATTAAGGATAGTGAAGGATTCGATGGTTATCTTACCTCGGCGGAATATTACCAGAGCTTCTGGATGCTGCCCGTCTTTGCAACTGAATTTGGATATAAAGTCTTCTTCAAGCTTTCCGATATCGGACTGGAAGTTGTAGGTGAGGGATTGCTGTCGAGCAAGGTATTGAGTATACTGTCGTTCAGCATCTTCTGTAAAGAGGTCACCCACCCATCCGGTAAAGTCATTGGAGACGTATTGAGCGACGAGGTACCCCATTGGGTCTTTATGCTTCGCGAGCTTGGCGAAATGGAACTTGTCTCTACGTCTGTTGAATGAGTCGAGGTTGGCATTCACTTTACCATTATATTTAAAGAAGTCGTATGAGGGGTTTGTGAAATGTGCCTTAATGGCGAGGAAGAGCTTATATGCTTCAAACGGTGTCATATAGGCAGTTTAGCTGTTTTCGGTAAGAAGTTCAACAGCTCTCCTTCTTGCTGTATCTGTGATTTAATCCTGAAGTTCCCCTTGATCATAGAGGCCGCGGTTTCTATTTCGAGTTCGTTCTTCTCACAGTAGTAAACTATAGCATCCATGTAGGTTAAATTATGTTTACGAACTAAGGTATCAATCTCTTTGTAAAATAGGTCCGTGCTTACGATCTTGGAGAACTTCAGGGCTTCACTCATACATTATCCTCTGTAAAAGATATGATCACCGATTTTAATAACTCTGCGGAGATTCCAGCGAGGGTTTACATAATCGGCATGATAAAATTTTGCGCCGAGTGTAACATCACCGACATTACGGAGATATACATCTTCGGCTACTCTACGCGCTTCCGCAAACTGTTCCATAGAACGGATGCGCTTCTTTCCTTCACATACCCAGGAAAATTGACATACACGGCTTGTTCTTTGATAAACAACACCGCAAGGTGTCTTTGGGAATCTTCCGTCAGCAACGCGGTTCATAACTACGTTAGTGACAGCGATCTTACCTTTTGTAGATTGATTGCCAGCTTCGAAATATGCATTCTCTGCTAAACATTGTATTTGGCGTCTGTCATTCGCACTGAGATAGACAGGCTCCTTAACGATGACTGGCTTTTCGACTACTTGAACGACTGGTACCTTTACTACAGCTGGTGCAGGTGTAGGCATCATAACAGCAATTAGTAGAATTACTATTGCTCCGATGAAGAAGCCTTCACCCCAGCGTAAGAAAGGAAAGTCTCTCTTGCTCTCGAATAGTTTTGTCATTTGTATCCTCTTAGATTCAATGACCTTGGCAGATGCGGATAGCTTTGATAGGGTGTCACAACCCGTACAATCCGTCTACTATGAGAAGATACAAAATATAGGAAAATAAATCAAGGTATCTTCAACATCCATCCCTCCATTACTAGGAATGCAAAATCATTAGTGTTTTCGTCGGTGGATATATCCGAAGATAAATCCGCTTTCTTAGCCATCTAAGACTTGAAGCTTTTGTAATGGTCAATGGAGGTAGATACCCCCGTCTTAAAAATATATTTAGCTATTCTCTATAAACGAATAGATGCGTCTACCGTGCAGATAAACGCATCTATCGATGGCCGGTTACTGTGTCCGGCGATGGCATTTCGTTCCATCAGCTCCACCAAAGGTGCTTTTTCACGCCAACACTCTAAAGCAGTTGGCTGCTTGCAGCTCACTTAAAGAGCGTAACGATCGCTCGATACGGTCTTAACCATGATAGACTCTGGCGTCATACCATCGAGGTCAGCCGAGAGGACCGACTTCATGATAGCAGGACTGAAACCAGAGACCAGAGCAACACCCTTTTCGTCGAAACGAACAGGAACGTTGTCGGCTGCGTTGAGGTTCCAGAAGACGACAGCAGGTACAGCGTACCCAGCGTCTTCATACTTGCGACGAATCATCTGCATTGCAGAGTCATCGAAACGAGTGCACTCGTTGAACTGCATGTCCGACATGATCAGGAGAACCTGAGGCATATCTTCTGCTGCAACACGGTTAGTAGTTGCAACGCGCAGAATCTCTTCGAAAGCACCGTGCAGGTTGGTAGACATCTCCCAGTGGGAGCGCTCCATCTGACGGACCTTCTGCGAGAGAGTACCCTTGACGTGCTCGAACTTCGGACGAGTCGAGAAGGTCAGGAACAGATCCTTGAACGGACCAGTGTTCTTATCTGCACAGTAAAGACCGAGCGAGACAGCAACATCCAGACACGTAGTCTGAGCCTTACCGAGAACATGCTTACCCCCGATAGGAGAGGTCATCGACCCCGAGACGTCAACCAGTGGCAGAACCATGGCGTCACCGATGTAGTTAGGCAGAGCCTTCCACTGTTCATCGGCAAGAGCAGAGTCACCGTGGCGAACGTTCTTAACGATGTCGTACGGATAAACCGCGCCAGCGTTAACCTTCGCAACCTTCGGGTCGCCCTTCTTCAGAGCTTCCTTATAAGCGGTGAATAGCTCAGGAGCGTTCTTACCGAACGCCTTCGAGTAGCGAGACATAGCCAGCGAAGGAACATGCGAGAAGTTAATTGCTTCCCACTCCTTAGCGCACATCTGCTGCTCAACAACCTTAGTTAGCTCAACGAGCCGCTTACGGTAGAACTTAGGGCTCCAACCGAATGCTTCTCGCAGCTCTGCAGCCTGCGGACCCTTACGAGGCATCCACTTAGCGCATAGACCGTTACCAGCCTCGAGCGCCTCACGGATGAGGTTGTACGCGACAGACTTGACCTCGGCGTCTTCGAAAACAAGCAGGTCGTCCCAACGGCCGATCTCTGCAGTGTTACGAAGGATGCGAGTGTTCAGAAGCTCATGCTTGTAGTTCTTCTCAAGGAACTTGAGAGTCTTACGATAGAGCTCACGCTCACCTGCACCACCGCGGACATCACGAGCCCACTGCGCTACACGCAGAGCCAGCTCGCGGTCCTCGTGATAAGCCTTCTCGAACTGCTTCGAGATATCCTTACCACGTGACGCACCGATCTTGAAGAACAGATCAGTGGTGTTAGATAGAGACGACTTGAGAGCCTTCATACCATTCCAGGTACGAGCTTCAACTTCAGTGTTTAGTACTGCATTCTTAAAAGTCATAATATTTCTCCAGGTTAAACTTTTTGCGTTTTAGATTACAAGTCTAGTGCATATATTGATTGCGGAACTTAACCTATATGCTACGGGTTGATCGTGCCTTACCCGGGACCACCCAGCACATCGACCGAATCGAACGGTCCAGACTCCTGTTATCAAAAGAATAGTTCGTATGCTGAACTCAACCCTTATTCAATACCTTGTTATACGATATTTTGCGTATAAAGGCAACTGTTATTTCACCCAAGCCAAGATATCTTCCATCTCGAGCTTATATGAGTGATACTTCTTGACCATCGACAGTACGCGAGGGAGGACGTAAACTTTGAGTTTAACTTCATCCTTACACTTATGTTCGACAGTCTTATACGGAACACCAGCGATGAAGGCTCGAGCAAGAAACGTTGAACGGTTCTCGTTGCGAACATTCCACTTACGGTGTTCTGTGATGGAATTTAACTTCCATTCAAGCTTTTTGTTTGGTGATTGTACTTTGGAATGCCAGCGAAGTTGCTTCTTCAGCTTGGCTTCTTCAAATTTGATGACCTTGGCTTCAAGGCCGAGATGTTTAGACTTAATTTTCAGTTCAATAGACATAATAGTTTCCTTAATTTGACGTTAATAATAAAGTTTAATTCACAACGTCAAATAGGAGGTCCTATTGCGTCATACGGCTACCCACCGATACCTTCGTTAGTCATATTCATACTCCTTATATGGCGCGCGCAGTGGGATTTGAACCCACGCATGACAAGATTTTAGAGATCTCCGCTCTAACCACTGAGCTATGCGCGCATCTATTTATATCAACGGGATGTCGGTTCTTTATTGGGAACCTAGGGAAGACCTAGTCTCATTTCGGTGAGACACCTAGATCAGGCGACCGCAGTCCCTGAACATCGTGCTAGAGTATCCGCATATGGATTACGCAGCTAGGCGCATATCCATGAGGTCGTTGTCATTAGCAGCGACATTTAAGTTTATGGCCACTCGGCCAGCGAATCAGTCTCGAACCGCCTTATTCCGTCCCAGTCGATCCTAGTTCACCCCCATCATGAGTACAGAGTAGTTCACTTGCCTTGTTCACCCATATGAAAGGAAGAACCCCGTGAACCAGTAGAACGAAAGAAATCTTCCACGCTCTTAAAAGATGCTGCATGTATGTATACCCAGTATCTTTTAGATGCTTCATCTTCTCTGTACTCATGGTGGAGGTGACGGGTACTGCCCCCGTGTCCTCAGAACCTTTATCGTTGATTGTCAACAACTGATAATTTTATATAGCTTCATTTTGTTTATATTGCAACAGTTTTTTCGCTCTTTCTTTTACCCATTTATCAAAAGGTAGAAAAGCTCCCGATGCACCAGTCCAATCACGGAAAGCATCATCGTAGAAACCTATATCTATCTTTTGCTTTTGTAGCTCTACAAGCTCATCGGCCCACTGCTGCCACTTGTGGTCATCCACAACGTTATCGTCGAGCTCATAGTAGAGGTAGGAGTGTACCAGCATCTGTATACGTCTCTGACGGATCTTTTCCGAGAGCGTTTGCACCGCATTAACTTTCGGATCATCTTCATCTTCAAAAAAAGCATCAAGCGTCTGCATACTTTCCGAACTCCCAATAGTCCTTATCGTTCTTTGTGACGAAAAGAACCTTATAGCCTTCACCAAGAACACTATGATCTGCGATCATCTCATCGATGGTAAATGGCATTTGAGACATTCGTTCATCGTTGGTCTTGATCCAGCCTTTGTTGGTAGAGATGAGATATGTGTTCATTCCGTACCTCCTTCAAGAGCGGCCTTGATAGAGCCGTACTTGAGATCGAAGCACCATTCCAGGCGTTCGTATCCATAGAACTTGAGCTCTTCAAGCTCGCCTTCAGCATCAGCGATGATCTCGATTGCGCGAACCTGATCGCAGTTGCAAAGTTCCATGGTATCGCGAACGCGATCGAAGAACTTGTCGAGGTTAGCGGACTGACGAACGCGATCTTCGTCGATCTGCATGCTCAGCTCAGCGCAGAGCTCGGTGTAACGACGATCGAAAGCTTCGACCGACTCAAAAGTGACGTAGCGGGGACGGAAGCCATACACATCCTTGTGCAGGTCCGAGAAGATGTCGCCATCCTTAGAGTTGGTAGCGGCATTGATATCAGAAAGAGTAAGCATTTCGTATCTCCGTTTCTTCATCCTATAATTTACTATAGGCTAAAACGGGGATTAATGCAACTGTTATTTTCGAAAAAAGATAAAAAAGTTTGGTAGTCCTGCCAGGACTCGAACCTGGATCGTCGGCTAATCTGGCCGTCATGCCTTATAAGGACACCGCTCTACCTTTGAGCTACAGGACCATTAATTATTTTGACTATATCCTTGCTGGATACCAATGTGCATAGAGCTTCAATTTCTTTCTGCCGTTTCTTTGGTATATCGTAATGATCCCTGTGAAACCAGCAACGCTTTATGTTTAATTCCATAGCCATTATGTGGAGGTTATCTATGGAATATGGTATGCAAATAAGATGTCTTTTGCCGTCTGTGATGTATGTCATGGTACCCCCGGTGGGATTCGAACCCACACTGTAGAGATTTTAAGTCTCCTGACTCTAACCGATTGGCCTACGGGGGCATATGGAGGAGAGCGGGCGGTCTCGATCCCCAGACTGTCTTTCAAGTCCCAACCGCTTTCGAGGCGGTGCCCGGCGCCTGCCGAGTTCACTCTCCATGGTACCCGTTACAGGTTACGCTCCTGTCACCTCTTGCATGTCAAGCAAGCGCTCTACTAATGAGCTAAACGGGCATTAACTACGTGATTCGTTATCCGTATGCCATTGTCCATAGACGCAATGTAAAAATTCATGCCCTACAAACTCTGGTTCGTACTTTACCGAAGGCTTGACCATATGTATTGTACATGTATCAAACGGCGGACGAAGCACGCTGAAAGCTGCGAGATCAGGCGCCTTAACGCCGTATGAGCTTGCAGCTTGTAATAACTCACGCTCTGAATTATATGTAACGATGTTAATCTGTACCTGCTGCTTTTCATATTGAGGGGTTCCAAACCTGTATCCATCAGCGCCTGTTCTAGGGGCTGGTTCGCAGGATGAAAGCAGCAATGCGGCAAATGTTAAACCTAGTACTTTCTTTAGCATAAGAGTGCCTCCTATGCCTATTTATATGGTGTCCATGATGGGACTCGAACCCATACTGTCTACCCCCTCAAGATAGTGACTCTACCAATTGGCCTACATGGACGTATTTCTTTTTAGTAAAAGCGTACGCTGAGCTTTACAGTCCTGTGCGCGCTTATATGACTTATCATCGAATCTAGATCCATCAGGCCAACGAAGGCACCAACGGTCTCCAGATGCTTGATCAACTTGCAGATGATGTAGTATCATATTGAATACCGAGCGACTTATATAGCTCGAGAATCCAGTTATTTGAATCAGCGACGCGCTTCTTCTCTTTCTCAAGCTCTTCCTCGTAATGCTTGGCGTTCCACTCTACGCTCTTAACAGCGTCGTTGTAGAAGTCAATCGAGGTCTTAGAGATAGCAGTCTGCAGGCGTTCCAGGTCATACTTGGTGTCGCAATCAAAGCTAATCGAATCTACGATCTGCTTAGTCATAAACTCCTTCAGACCCTGGTGCTCAGATGTAGGAGGATTCCAAGCGCCTACCTTAGCCATCATAGCGTTATACTTTTCACGCAGTGCGCTCTTATCTTCAATCGCCTTCTGAATACGCGCAATTTCCTTATCGCGCTCTTCCTCACCATACGCTTCTTTCTGCTCTTCAGTGAGAGACTGAAGATAGCCGTACTCAGCGAGTGCCTCAGGAAGCTTCTCTTCGTAATAGGATGACTCTTCGCGAAGCTTAGGTTTGTCAGAAGCTGGATCATCACGCTGCATAATGCATGCACCAAAAGCGCGTGCACAATTCAATGCGAAATCTTCGAACGACTGACCTTTTTCGATAGCGTGTGTATAACCGGTAGGCATAATAAATTCCTTTATGGTGCTCCTAAGAGGAATTGAACCTCTACTCCGTCCGTACCAAGGACGTGTGCTACCACTATCACTATAGGAGCTCAGTGGAGGAAAGCCGCGGTCTCGATCCGCATACCTATTACTAGGCACCCTTGGTTTAGCAAACCAGGACAGTCACCCGACTGCTTGACTTTCCATCAATGGAGGAGAGCGGGGTTCCCGCCACCCAGACCCTTTCGGGTCCCAACCGCTTTCCAGGCGGTGCCGAGACTCTCTCGGTTCACTCTCCTTTAGCCCATTAACGTCCTACGTTGACGATACCCTTGAAGTCGTACGGTACAACTACAGTGTTGACCTTACCAGCCTTAACACCTTCAGCGATATCCTGCAGAGCCATGGCAGCCATGTACTCAGTAGCACCGCGGTTAGCGTTCAGAGCAGCAATACGCTGCGCTTCCAGCTTAGCAGTCTGCACTTCAACTTCCTTACGCTTCTGTTCGTTCTGAGCCTGAACCAGAGCGTTAGCCGAGGCTACAATGTTTGCTGCGGGCTTAACCTGACGAACCAGAACCTGCGAGAGCGAGATTGCTCCATCGAGCTTCTCAGCAGCAAGCTGGTTGACGATTTCCTGACGAATCAGCTGTTCCATTTCAGCGCGATTATCAGCCATCTTAAGCGATTCATAACGACGAGCAACCTTGTAGGCAGCGTTACGACCGAGCTGACGGATGTAGTTATACATCAGCAGCGTATCGCCTTCTTCCGTATCAGCGTGGAAGCCGCGGTTCTTTTCGATGTACAATTCAGCGACAGCGCCAGGATTGATCGAGTAGATGACAGCCATATCGAAGTCAGCAACAGTCGAGTTGTCCGAAGCTAGAGGAGTCAAATCAGTAATATCGACCTGAACGTCCTTGGTAGGGAAGGTCAAAACATCACCGAAAATGGTCTGGTTAACCGAACCAGGCATCAGCTCAGTGGTCTCAATGGTCTTGTCGAAAGCACGACGAACACCGACTTCACCAGTTTCAATACGAGTACAAGCAGCAGTCGTGGCCATCAGACCAGCGAGAACGGCAACCTTAGCATAACGATTCATATTCACTTTTTCCTTTAGAACAAGATAACGATTGCAGCGATAATGCTAACCACTACCACTGTTACTACCATAGTATAACCCAGAGATTTAATCAACTGGATTTTTTCACGCCCGGTTGCAGCAGTGAAGCCTTGAATACCGGCAAACACCAATCCAAACAGTACGAGAAACCCTAAAATCATTTTAGCCATAATATACACTCCAAAAAAATGGTGGACCCCGTGGGGTTCGAACCCACGACCTACAGGTTAAAAGCCCGTTGCTCTACCTACTGAGCTAGAGGTCCATTGATACTACAAATATATCGGGGTAAACTCGATATAATCATATTTCCGTTTATTTTTGTCGATCTGCTTATAAAACTTCGGTGCTCTATCATTGGAGGGAAGGATGATGATAGGCGAAGATTTAAGCCGAATGGTGGATAGGTTATGTGACGTAACTAGGTTATTATTTTCATCATAAAAATTAACCCTAACATAGTTGCTCATAATAATACACCTCAAAAATTATGGTACCAGTAGTTGGTAACGCTCCAACCAAACCAACCTTATGAGAGTCGGTCGAGCACTTGCTCTACTGGCGCAAGAGGATCAACGTTGAAGGACCGTTTTACAGACATTGTAACAACCGGTTCATCATCCGAGATTATCTTATACTTAGTATATCCTGCAGTTAGATTCAACTGTTCAAGAGTATAATTAGCTACACGGCTATTCTTATAATGCCGGAGCTTTACTGTAGGCTTCTTATAGGCTCAAAATGAAAATAAGGCAACTACTATTATTCCTTAACCTCGCGAGGAGCAATCTTATTGCCATCTACAGAAGCATCACTAAGATTAGCGCCGTCAGTTACAACTGCAGGTGCATCAGCAGCAGGGGCGTCGGTTGCAGGAGCTTCAGTAGCAGGAGCATCTACAGGAACTTCAGTTTCAGCCTGATTGCAAGCAGCGGTGAGAGCTGCAACAGCAAGAACCATATAAGTCTTAATATTCATATTATACCTCGTTGTTGGAAAATGGAGGAGGGTGATGGCATCGAACCATTAACCTTTCGGTTACTACAGTTTTCAAGACTGTGTGAGGAGCCAACCTCAGCACCCTCCGTATAATAGGCTCTACCTATGTAGAATTAAGTCGCTTGATTGACACCTAAATTTGGTAGCCCGAACGGGTTTCGATCCCGCTTCTCCTGGTTGAGAACCAGACGTCCTAGCCACTAGACGACCGGGCCAAAAATGGTAGACCATGTAGGATTCGAACCTACGACCTAAGGATTAAGAGTCCCGCGCTCTACCAACTGAGCTAATGGTCCATTAAACTATTAAATGTATCGATGATCGAAATCAGCGTAAGCAGCAAAACCAAGTACACGACGATCAACGTAATAACGATCTCGGACAGACAATAGATCACGAGTGTAAGCACCCAAAGCATCTACAGCTTCTTGTTCAGAAGCGTACACACCAAGAAGGTAATCACCTTCGTAATCCATCGAACCCATCAGTACAAAAACTTCCATTGCCTTATCTCCTTTATTGATACCTTCTTATAGGCTCAAAATGGAAATAAGGCAACAGTTATTTTAAAAATTAATCGAGGCCGAGAGCAGCCTTGTAGGTCTCAGTGAGCGCTTCTTCTTCCATGCGCGCATCACGAGTCTGCTTACGCAGCTTTACCATCTTACGCATAATCTTAACATCATAGCCAACAGCCTTAGCTTCAGCATACACATCCTTAATGTCGTCCGAGACGCCCTTCTTTTCTTCTTCGAGACGCTCAACGCGTTCAATCAGGAGGCGCAGACGATCATCAGTAGCTTCAACAGTCATTATATAATCCTTTCACGGTATTGTTTGATTAAACGTTCATAGATAAAACCTTCGCGGCCTAGCAGCATATCGGAATGAAATTCCTTACAAGTAGCTGATGTAGGTGTATATGCGAAAGCATCAGAGATAACCCATATCTCGCCACCCTTGGCTTCTAGGGTATCACCAATCCAGTTATCACCGTAGTAGAACTCTAGCCCTTGTGGAATAGGTTCCCAATCACTACGATGAATGAAGAAGCATGATCCCCAGTGATAAGCGTTATCACGAGCATCGTTCAGCTTCTGCACTTCCATAACACCTGTATTAATATGATCAGGGTTACGAAGATTACCTGCATGATCGCGTTCATAGTTAAAGCCTACTAATCTCTTTGGCTGGCAAGCTTCATAGCCCTTCATAAACACCTTTAGATCGATAATAAGATCATCATTCATGATGCAAATCTTATCATTAGACGCGACAGCAACGCCAAAATTCCATGCAGCATTAACATAAATGTTGCGATCAAAATCGTAGCGCGCTACCTTCGGTATATCGATAGTAGGTGTTTCGGCAACGTTATTATTGATTATAATGATCTCGGAAATAATATCCACTCTAGACATATAATTAAGCATGTCTATAAATGGTTCAAATTTCCACATCGTAGGAATAATAACGGAGAGCATAATACCTCAAAATGGATGCCCCTCTAGGACTCGAACCTAGGTTGACGGATTCAAAGTCCGCTCTCTTACCACTAGAGGAAGGGGCAATGTACTGGATCCTCGTGATGGATTCGAACCACCATTCGCTGAGTCAGAGTCAGATGTCCTGCCGTTAGACGAACGAGGAATGAAATGGTGACCCCACCGGGTGTCGATCCCGGTTCTCAGCTGTGAAAGAGCTGGATTCTAGCCAACGTAAACTATGGGGCCATAATGGCTGTAACGCAAGTATGGGCCATTGACGAACAATGAAGCATTGGTTACAATTTAAACGGGACACGTACCATAAACTTGGAGCGGAGAACGGGGATCGAACCCGCGACCTTTTGGATGGCAACCAAATGCTCTACCGCTGAGCTACCTCCGCATTAAATCTTTTTAATAATTACAAAATCATCGCTATTATATAGCACAGTTGCATTGACAGCATCGATAATATTTTTAACAGCGGCACTATCACCGCCATTGAATATCAATATACCGCCTCTCTTTAATAAGTTCCAGCTTAAAATGCCATCATAGATAACATCTTTGAACTCAGGCCAGGCATCGCTGTAGATAACATCAAAGCGAATATCTGGATCAGCCACAGCTTGCTCAAGCAGCTTATGTTCGCGAGGAACAGGTACGATGTTCAGCTTATAATAGTACTTGCTGAAGTACGTATTAAACGCACATATCTGCTGCTCTCTTTGATTTGTGAAGCTAGATACGATCTGCATATAGCTATCGTCATGTTGTAGCAGCTTATTCGATAACCAGACACTGGAGAGCCCTTCATAGCCCCCGTGGACAAGGACAGCTTGCTCTCTACCGTCTGTCTTACCAGCCTCTTTGAGAACCCGTTCTAACACGGGGATACGCTGGTTAAACGATAGATCCGTATAATGGAGCTGACGAATAGGAGGTACTGTACATCCAGGGCGCAGGTTCTTCAAGAATAGATCAGTATGATAAGCATTCCAGAAGCCCGGGTTGCCTGAGCTCTCAATACACGATTCACGATTACCAACAACGGCTACAACTGGTGGAGGATTAACTGTAACGAAGCTCATATCGAACATATTGCGCATGCCGAGCTGCCCATCGATTGAATCGTTCAGGCCATATTCCCGAATTTTATCGATAAGGAACTGAGCTGTCTTAGGTGTAATAGCATATGCATGCGTACCTTCCCAGCGCTCGACGTCCTGGTAGTCAGGAATCGATCCAATCGGGAATTTGTAATCATCTTCGTATTCAATACGAGGACCAAGCCAGAGGATCTCATCATCATCTACATCGATGTTCGAGAGAGGGCCTTTGACGATAGCATCATGCTCAAGTACAACGCCAGGCTCATTTGACTCTACGATCATCTTCCAGATCTTGATATGGCCAGCGGTACATGAGAAAGCACGGTTATGAATATGCCCCATTGTAGGCATCTGATTCAGATAATAAGGAATCATGCTGAGACCATATTCTACACAGATATCCTTATAGTCAGCTTCCTTATATCCCATAACAGGAATAGGATTAATACCTGGGAATTGCTTACATGAAGCTAAGCAATCATCCAGATACTTAAGCGATCGAGGATCATCAATGTGAAGAATATAGACGTTCTCAAGCATAACAATACCTTTAACTGGAGTGACGGGTGAGAATCGAACTCACTCTTTTCAGGCCTGGGATTTGCAGTCCCGCGCGTTACCGGTCCGCCACCGTCACATTAAAATGGTACCCACGAGTGGTAACGATCCACCGTCTTCGAGTTATCAGCTCGGTGCTCTACCTTTGAGCTACGTGGGCATTAAACGATTCTAAACGCGACTGTCTCTCTACCTCGTGTACCGAAGTATTCGCAGTCATGTCCTGTGCGTTCTAAAAATTCGCGAAACGCTTTATATTCGTGGTCCTTGTAATCACCGGGATACTCTAACTCATCAAAGAGGAGTATCGTACCTTTAACTACACGGCTTTCGATGTTATTCAGAATAGTAACAGTAGACGAATACAGATCAGCGTCTAGATGCACAAAGGATACAGCAGGTCCTTGATGCTCTTGCATAAATTTAGGCAGCGTATCATCGAAGAGTCCTATGATTAGCTCTGCATTATCTCTTACTGCAGGTACATCACATGCAAAGTGTCCCTTGAGATGATCAGCGCGCCAATCTTCTGGTAGGCCCTGAAACCAATCAAACCCGTATACGGTCTGATCAGGGAAACTATCAGCAATACAATTGAATGTATAGCCTGTTGCAACACCAAATTCAAGCACCAGGCCAGGAATAGCTTCCCTTGCTACAGCGCCGAAAAAGGTTCTATCAACATCTTCAGAACGATGCGGGGACTTGGCGTGCATTTGAATTGCTGCATCTAGAAAACTATCTATATTACTATATTCTGATAACCGCATATAGGTTCCTTATAAACTGGGGTGAATGAGGAATTTCGAAATCCCGACCTGCCGGACCACAACCGGCCGCTCTGCCTCTGAGCTACATCCACCATAATTGGCTGACCCGTGGGAATCGAACCCACCTTAGCGCTTATATCTTTGCAAGGCGCTCCCGGGCACACAATACAAAGACCCCGGGGCGCATTCTCACCAGACTTAGGGCCAATAAAACTAGGCCCGGGATATTTATACACCATACGGGCGGCGGTGTTTTCGCTCTGTGGGATCCTCCCCCACGTACCGGCCTAATCATCAAGCAATGCTCGTGGCCGGATCTTAGTCTAAACGCACGATTTATTTTTCACGTGTCCCAGATCAAGAGCAAAATGGTCGGCAGTTTTAATACTTACCGAGGTATAGTGGACTTACAGAGACCGGCATTACCCGTAAAGATATCTCGCCACAAAACTGGGCGACGATTTTTTTAAAGTGGATCCCGTCCTCAAGACCGTAGTCTACACTGTCCTACCACTCGCCATATGCTATCATCCCGACTCGAACGGACTTCAGGTTAAGGCCACCAGACCTACCACTCTATAGCATTGCACTCACGAAACTTTTATATTTCTTCCTTTATACCATCCTTCTGGTATAATATCAACTTGTTTTATCTTTTTATTTTCTAAGCCGTTAGTAATCCACATTGTACCGTGCTGAGAATTATCTTTACCTACGTTCTTAGTCTTACGCATCTTTTGCTTAGTTACTTCAGTATGTTTCTTACCTGTAAAATGTCCTGGGTTTGTTTCATAATATTTTTTCAAACTACTCGAACATATGCTTCTAAGATGATCACGATACTCAGCTGATTCAGCCATTTTTCGTATTCTAGTTGCACGGCCTATTGCAAGATTTTCTAACCCGTAACCGGATTGGCCGTTCATACCATATACGTTTAATCCATTACGATTTAAATAACTAAATCCACCTTGGCCGCCAACACAAAGATTGTAAGTATCTTCCCGTAAACAAAACTCTTCAGTTACCAACTCTTTCTCTTTGGCATTCATCTCATCTTCAGTATCAAATACATGAAGAATTTCTTTCATAAAATTTTCTAAACCATGTTTACTTTGAGCTCTACGGAGTATCTTACCGGAGCCCATATAACCATCATTTAGATCATCTGTCTGATGCTTACCAATGTAAACTTTATTGTCAATTTTATTAGTAATTTTATAGATCGTATATTTCATGTTTATAGTCCGAGAAAATTATATCAGGTCTTATATATGCCTATTTATAATTTTCTCGGACTCTATGCTCCCCGAGTAGGATTCGAACCTACGGCCGCTCGATTAACAGTCGAGTGCTCTACCGCTGAGCTATCAGGGAATGTTAAACTGGTACCCGGTAACGGGATTGAACCGCTGACCCTCTCCGTGTAAAGGAGACGCTCTACCGCTGAGCTAACCGGGCATTAATAAACTGGAAACTTGATACCTCCGATCGGCGAATACGTCGCAACGGTTTGACCGTCGAGAAGAATGACAGCTTCGAAACCAGCCTTCTTAGCAGCTTCGAGCGCTTCATGCAACGAATCACCCATATAAACATCGCGACCAAAATTGACGAGCGAGGTCTGATAAATCTTAGGCAGCATTGATATCTCCATTCCTTATATCTTCTTATACGCTCATTTTAAAAATAAGGCAACTGAAGAATACAAGGAATGGAGATTATTTTTAGTGCAGATGTCTAACAGCGTGGTCAGCTGCGTGGGTAGCAGCGAATGACGCAGGCTTAATCTTTGCATCAAGGTTAAGCGATCCCTTAACCCAGCCAAGCGCTTCCTTAACGGCAACGTTCGACTTGTGCTTAGGATCTGGATTGATGTCCAAGTGGACTTCCATATGACGATCACCGAGTACTTCAATTACCTCAGTGGCAGCGGCAACAGCTAGCTGAACTTCTGTTAGAAGTCTCTGCTTCAAGTTACCATAGTCTGGCATGTCTACTGATTCGTGGAAAAGCTTACAGCCCTTCTTTGAATCCATGTGAACGATAATAACAGTGGAGTACTTAGCATACCACTGCTTATTCTTTCTAAAACGAATCGAGTCACATCCAATGTAGACAGAAGACTGTGGGCTCGAGTTCAAGATTGCTTGCTTTGCCTCTTCATACATAACCTATCCTTTTACGGTTAATTTATCCAGCCACCGTGACTGAACCTGGCATCGGTGTGAGGATTCGAACCCCAACTTGTGGTTTTGGAGACCATCGTGCTAACCGTTGACACTACACCGACATATGGCGGCCGCACTGGATTCGAACCAGACCCGAATGAATGATTGGACTCAATCAAACCTGCCCATGCAGCGTTCGGCCGATAAAATGGTCGGTTTTCAGGCTTGGCTAGCTCGAGCGCCTTCCTGTTAGAGATTACCGAAAACTCTACCTGGTCGGGAATGTAGGATTCGAACCTACGGCCCCCTGCTCCCAAAGCAGGTGCGCTACCAGACTGCGCCAATCCCCGTTATAATGGAGCCCCAGACAGGATTCGAACCTGCATTTTCGTTCCAGTTACCTTGGTCTCGGTTCGTAGCCGAGCGGGATACTGGGGCATTAAATGGTTGCGCAGAGGAGAGTCGAACTCCTAGCGATAGGTTATGAGCCTATCATGTTACCGTTACACTACCGCGCGTCAAATATGGAGCGGACGATGGGATTCGAACCCACGACGAACAGCTTGGAAGGCTGACACTCTACCCCTGAGTTACATCCGCATTAAAATGGTGGGCCAGTGAGGTATCGATCCTCCCCCGCGAACGGATCAGATTTACAGTCTGACTGCCGGAGCCACCGGCTTTACCGACCCATGAAATGGTACACCTGGAGGGACTCGAACCCCCAACTTCCTGGACCTAAACCAGGCGACTCTACCAATTGGCCTACAGGTGCATGGTGCCTTCGGAGGGAGTCGAACCCCCGACACGTGGATCTTCAATCCACTGCTCTACCAACTGAGCTACAAAGGCATTTAAAATGGTGGAGTATAAGGGACTCGAACCCTTCACCTCAAGCTTGCAAAGCTAGCGCTCTCCCGGATGAGCTAATACCCCAATAATGGTGCCCCCACGAGGATTTGAACCCCGGGCCTACCGCTTACAAGGCGGTTGCTCTACCACTGAGCTATAAGGGCGAAATTTACAGGATCGTTTGTTTAGGTGGGAATCGAACCCACTCCGATCGTTTAGAAGACGATTGCTCTACCGATGAGCTACTATAAGTTCTTTGCTGAACCGATCCTAAAACTGACGGGAATGTGTTTGTCCGCCAAGACATCCATATTGTTTAGCGTTATTTGTTTGCTGTAACATTCCCAAAACTGGCGACCTTGATGGGTTTCGATCCCACTACCTCCAACGTGACAGGCTGGCGCTCTCCCGATTGAGCTACAAGGCCAATAATGACTTATTAAATATACCCTGCTCTCTGAAATAAATCAACTGCTATATGTACACTTAAGCAATCTTTTTATTCCTCGGGCGAATTTCGGAGTCCGGGGCTTCCGCTCCTAAGCCATTGCCAAGGTTATTTCAGTGAGGTACGATGGCCCGATCTCACCTAGCATAGTCCGTCGACTAGCGATACCCCTAGCAGGGCATATTTAATAAGTCTCTTATGGCGGGCGCCCCGAAGAGCAACCCGCCATAGAACTCTATCCAACGATGTCAAAGAGCAGGAGCGACGTTTCCGCCGCTCCATAGATTTTATATAGCTTAATTAACGGAAAAATGCAACAACTATTTTACCTAATATGGCATAACCTGCCCTTTTTCGTTAATTATAACCATCGAATTAATTGCCTTACGCGGTCCACATATACAAGACGCTAGCCTGATGGCTTCATCTTCATCACGTGTTTGAAACGTAACGAAGAATACGTCTTCCGGATCGAAGTGACCCTTTTCAGTGAGCAAGCAAGGAATTGCATACGCTGATTTTATTTTCTTCATACAGTATATAGGCATATGCGGTATTATTTGCCACTCTTTTCTTGCTTCTTTTCGCGCTGATATTCACCGAGAAAATAAAGACCTACGAAAGGTCCGAATACAATTACTATAGCAAGTACAAGCGGCCAGAGCATTGATGCGAGAAAGACAACCCAAAAAATTTCAGCTTTATCGTCGCGTGTTTCCCAGCGGCCTAGAGCATAGAGACCAACTGCTAGAAGAATAAATGCGATAATTAACCAAAGCCAACCCATATTACGACTCCTTACTAAAATGCTGACCGAGCTTATACAGGCCGAGCATTGGTACAGCAAGCGGCCAGATCATACCAATACCAAACGTGTACATAGCGTATCCAAAGGCTTTATTTTCATCAAAAACAGTGCCTTCACCATCTTCATAACGGCGGCGTTCACGATAAAACAAAGCCTTGGAATTCATACCAGCGTTGAATACGCGATAAAGAATAAACAGAATAAAGCCTACAAACCAAATACTACTCATCATGGATTCACCTTATAAATTTCACGTAGTTCTTGACGATCCTGCATGATGAGATTGAGAACTACACCAAGCTCATCATACGCTTCTTGATACTTACCTTCTTTACGAAGTTTAAATGCACCGAGCATGATCTCTGCGAAACCATCCTCGAACAGCTGTTCGACTGACTTATTGATCATCTTCAATCTCCCAGTAAACGATACGCTTAACAGCATCCTTGCGGCGATGTTCGATCTTATAGAGAGGAACATCTTTCTCAGGATAGAACTCCCAGGTGGGATCATCGTCCCACCCGGCGTTCGTGTCGATCAGATACCCAATCTTAGGCTGCATCTGCCATCTCAACGGCAGTCTCAAGAGCCTTAGTCTTGAGGTTCTTGTTAGCACCGTACCAAGCCGAAGTCAGACGAGCATCAACCGAGCGACCGATTTCATGGTCAGTCATGTAGGTGACGGTGTTGAAGAGTTCCCAATAGGTACCCTTACCGAACTCAGCACCAGGCTGCGAATCGAACTTAACGATATCAAGAGCACGCTCAGCCGAATTCGACAGTTCCTTCTTCGAGTCCTGCTTAGTAGTCAGAACCGGGAAGATACGCTTGAAGTAATCGACAACGTCTTCGTTCTGATAGCGCTTCTGCGACAGGAACTCAGCCATTTCCTTGTACTTGGCGAGCTTATGCTTAGCAACACCAAGAGCTTCCTTAACCTGCTCAGGGTCGAATTCACGGCGGTGCGAAACCTTAACCATGTTCTTCGACTTGGTATTGAGTGAGAGAGTTAGCGTGTTGTTGCAAACGACGCGAATCGGGGTGAAACGAACGTCGATCGACTGACCATACTGATGAGGATTAGTGAAGTGCAGATACGCATCAACGCGATCCTTACCACCGAACAGATCGAACGAATCCTTGACCTTAGCCAGAGCCCAGATGATCTTACCATCCTTCAGAGAGCCAGCAGTCTCCATCGACATATCGCCATGAGCGACAAAGTCGTTGAAGAATTCGAAAGCTTCCGAGTTCTGAACCGGATTCCAGTCATTCGTAATAACGTCGATAACGCGCTGGTCAGACGAGCGAACCAGAGCACGGTGACCGGTCGGAAGCCGGCGATCGCCAACTTCAGCGAACAGTTCAACCGGATCGACAGTCCAGTCAAGACCAGCAGCCTTGAGCATCTGATCAGGAGTCAGGTCATTCGAGACCTTAACGCCAAGACCGTGCCAAGGAACATCACCAGCATAAGCCATGGAAGCCTGACCGTTGACGAATTCGAGTTCATGTGCCATAATATAAGTCCTTCACTGTTTCAATATCTAAGATATAATGTATTTTCAAAATAAATGCAACTGTTAAATTCGAAGAAAAACGTCGTAGCCTTCTTCAGTGTAGCCGAAGTTGATATGATCATCTTCGATGCCAACGCCATAGAACTCTTCGATCATATCGCGTTCGAATTCATCTTCAGCCTTAGCCATAAGCTCTTCCTTAGTCGGAAGCATAACCGACTTAACTTCGCCGATGAATTCGAATTCTTCTGGTTCACCACGCGAACCGATAAGCACATGATAGATGCCCGGCTGGGTAAACTTTTCAGCTTCAACACCTGTAAGGATGCTAGCGTCTTCAGCGGGTATAGCGAAGATCTGGTCAAAATTAACTTCAATCATTTCTCTTTCCTTTCACTCTATATCTTCTTATAGGCTATTTTCAGAAAAACGGCAACTACTTTTTTTGAAAAAGTTAGTCGAGAGGAATACCCGGGTCCTGCTTGCGACCCTTGAAGTGATCGTCAGTAACGCACCAGGACTGAGTCAGTCGGTCCTTGTTAACGAACTGCTGATTAGCATAGCCTGCTAGCTCAATACAGTGCTTCTTGTTCTTAGCAGGATATTCAAACTTCGTAATGAAATCACCATCATGGGTGAAGATCATAAAAATAAGCCAATACTTCATTACCATACCTTTCTATCTGTTTCTTCGTCATAACCAGCAGTATAAGCTTTAACCTGATCTAGGGTCATTTGATGGCTTTCCATTCGAATATTCTGCCAGTAATAGTGAGGGCTATAGCGCCTACCATAGTAGGCATCTGAACTTCCTCGATCATACGGGCTATTATGACTCTTATCAAAGTTTGTCATATTTCATCCTCTACTAAAAGATCATGCACATGCTGGGCATGCTTACATTTACCACGCATAGAACCAGCTACGCAGTTACAAGTAAAGCCGAGATTAGTCATCGAGACTTTGTACTTCTCCCCGGTACGCGAGGATTCAACTGGCCAGACGAATCCGATCAGATGATGGTTGGAGAAGTTAATATCGGGGAAGGATTGAATACGCATTAAGCGTTAGCCTGCTCATCGAGTGCGAGAAGAACACCGAGACCAAAGATGGTCAAACCTGCGAGTCCCTGAATAAAGAAGCGAGTAAAGCTAGCATCTTCCGGGACGCACATGGTGAACAAACCGACGATCATAGCAACATACTTAAACATTTCTCTTTCCTTTCACTCTATATCTTCTTATAGGGTATTTTCAGAAAAAAGGCAACTGTTAAATTTGTTCCCAAAAACGAACCTTGCGACGAATCAGTTCCTTAGCAATGATCAGCTGAGTGCGATCGGCAAACTTAGCCAGATCAGCGTCAAGCTTAGTGCGATCGCACATGTCGAGGAACTGCATCGTTTCGATGAGACCATCTGTTTCAAAAAAGCGGACGGTGATAGGAGCCAGAAGAAGCTTAATCGAGGTCATATTACATCTCCACCATACGTTCATATTCAGCGCGATCGGCCTGCTCATCGAGCCACTCTTCGTAGCCTTCCCAGAGCGTTTCGTCAAGTTCGAGTACGTCCATTTCCGTTCTCCTCATCTTATATCTTCTTATAAGCTATTTTGAGAAAAACGGCAACTGTTATTTCGAAAAAAAAGGGCCCGTAGGCCCTAATTTTATGGAAGGTCAAAACCTACCTTACGCTCAATCTCTTCGATAGAGACTGTTCTGACGGTTGCCTTATCGATGTTATCGACATAATAGACAGCCGCGTTACCAGATGCAAAGTACGCAATCTTGTATAGTGCTACTGGTACAGGTACTTTGTTCTTACCGATTGTCTTAGCAGGGTATTGATATACAGCGCCGGTAATGACGTGAGTGAATGGTACAGAGCGAACTCTATCTTCTAGCATGCGCCATGCAACGCGATTGACTGATGGCAGCTGCGGTGTCATGTTAGTCATGAGAAATGTCTCTGACATCTGCTTATCTGAGTTAGAATCAGCAGCAGGTGTCATATGACCGCGATCGTAACCTGAGTTAGTATAATCTTCAGGAGTAGGGCCGTTTGCAACGCGCTTATCAGCTCTGAAGTCGTTCTTACGAACTACCTTATTAGTACGTGGTGTGGCAATTTCTGATGAGAATACATTAGCGTTATTCTTTGTATCAAAAACCGTAACAAAGAACTCACTGCAGAGCTCAACTGTATTTGGTACTACAATCTCTTTACCGTTAGGATACAGATTAGGGCAATTGGATGCAGCTTGAGCTGGCTGCGCAGTAATAAGAAGTAAAGCTACTAAAGCAAATAATTTTTTCATTCGACACCATACGGTAAGAGTGGAAACTCTTTTATTTAGCCATATGGTATTGCTTACAGCGATCCTTAGCTTTATCTAACCAGTCGTTAACGTGCTCTACGAATACCTGAGCTTCGTTCTCTTCCTCTACAGCGATAGCAACTACCAACTTAGGGTGATAGATCTGAGTCATTTCCCAGAGCATAAACGAGTACATAGCACACTGAAGGAAGTAATCTTCAATCCAGTCCTTACGCTTATTCTTACCAGAGGTTTTGAAGTCAATGATAGCTGGCTTGCCTTTATAGGATGCAACCAAGTCAACAGAGCCAGCTACCTTGAGCTTATGCGAAAAGAGAGAACCTTCAGAGACGCGAATGTTATCGACATCCTGAATTAGCACTTTCTCAAGTTGCTTGAACAGATGAACAGAGATTGGCATCTCTTCTGAGAGGTCAATCGGCTCATTCAGTACGAGCTTTTCGCAGAGCAAGTGAGTGGCAGTACCACGCCGACCAGCCTGAGCGGTCTTCTTAGCAGCTGCTTCTTCACCTATGCGTTGACGCCAGGTAATAAGATGCGTTTGGTCTTTTGTTTTGGATAGAACGGTTGTCACCGATGGGTACTTTTCGCCAGTAGGAGTTTCATAGTGGCGAATTTCCCCATCGATGCGTACGAGGGACGGAAGGTCAATTAGATCATGTTTAAACATTATTCATCGTAGTCACTTTTTAAAATTAAATCAACTGTTATTTTCAGTAAAGACCTAATTGGTTTTCCGCAATGATAAAGTCCCTGACAAAGCCAGAACGAACGATATCGTCTATTTCGAATTCAATGGTGGTCATATCGCCCATGCGATTGAACACTCTCATCATATCAGCGAGACCAGAGGCCTCTTTGTATCGCTCGCTAGTAAGGTCGTCTTGCTTAGTGTCACCGCAAAGGATGACCCGGGACTTATCTCCAGTGCGTGTAAGCACAGTGCGTAGTTCGACGTAACGCTGATTTTGACATTCGTCGATGAGTATAATAGCGTCGTCGATGGTCGTACCACGTAGGAACGATGTTGAGTGGAATTCAATAATTCCTTTTTGTTTGAGAATGTCGTAAGCATCATCTCGGTGATATAACTCAGCGCAGATGGCTTTGTAAGGAGCTTCGTAAACCTCGAGCTTTTGTTTCTCTGATCCGGGAAGGAAGCCGATGTCCTTTGATGATTGGGCGGTACGTATAATGACGAGCTTGCGTCTACGAGTACGGCCATTTTCAATTTCTTTCAGAGCGAGGTAGATGGAGATGAAAGTTTTACCTGTACCCGCACATCCGTGAAGGAAAAGATTATCGCCTTGGTCATAGGCGTTAAATGTGCGGACCTGGTTGTCGGTAATCGGTTGAATATGATTCAGATTAAAATGCAACTGTTGTATTGTTGGAAATTTCATTAATCCCTTTTCAGCTAGTCTTTGTTGTCTTTTACTTAAACGCTGAGCTTTTGCCGACATTGGAGCTCCTGTCTGTGCTAGAGTTAATCACAGGAACATAACGAATTAGCGGGCGGCCTTAGCTTTCTTAACAGCCTCCCTAGTCTTGGACGCTTTAACACCCTTATCACCATATTTTTCGGCTAGTGGTGATGTAGGGTTAGCTGCCGCAATACGCGACATCATATCGTTAAAGCCTGAATCGTTTTTATGAGTTACGCCGGAGATGCCAGATACAAAGGCAGGCGCATGTGGCACCTGCTCAATGTTCGGATCTTTGAGACGTTCTTCACGGGCAGAGATGGATAGGAATTCGTCCCACTCTTCGCCTGTTGTCTTGTCTCTGAATGTATAAGTTGGCATGAACCTATTTATCTTTCAATAGTCGTCATCATCAACAAGTTCACTAATATTACGCGTTCTAAGTGCATTACGCATCCGCTTCATTTTACGACGCTCCTTTAGAGTGTCTTTTGTCTCGCGGTCATCATAATAGTCTTCGTCGAATTCGAAATCACGAAACTTACGAAAATTCTTAGACATGTTAGAAGATTCCTGGATATGCTTTCTTGATGGTTTCGGGTGAGAGTCCTGTGAACGGCAGCTTCTTTTCTTTAACTGAGATAAGCAGCTTGGCATCCGCAGGGGTGATTGATTCGAGTAGGTCTATAAACATCTTCTCTCGTTTTAGCTGATTCAGGCTATTATTGCCACCCTCTAAAAAGAGATAGAGCTTCTTTGCTTCACCGTAGAGCATATTATCTACGTTAGGATACTCGCAGGGCTTATACGGCGGCGGACCTTCAGGTAGCAGCCATTTAGCTGATGGGTGGAAACAGTACTGGAGAATAATGCGAATAGGCTCACAGTCATTAGCTTGAAGGCATTTAATTTGCTCTTGCTCATCAGGTAGCTTAGCTGTGAATTCTAAAATCCAGGCAATTGATTTACGGGTTGCCATTTTCAGTCCTTAAAATTGGTCAATATCTGACATTAGGTTCTTGAGACGATGCTCAACGAAATATGTAAAGAGCTTATCGCGGCTCTTACCGGCTTGACTAGAGTACGACTCCATAATAGCCTTACGCACAGCATCGGGGATAAAGTTAAGATCAACCAGCTGCTGATTACGCTTCCAGCCACGAAGCATATTCTCATCGCAGAAAGCCGAGGGCTCTAGAGTGAGCCACAGATCAAGCTTCTTAGTAGTAAGAGGCTTCTGACGACCGTTCAGTACGAATACATCATCGCGCGACAGGAAGTTAGGCACACCATCACCACGGTCGCCCTTCATGATATGCTCTTTGAGATACCGATCGGGGTTGTTCTCTTCGATCCACTTCTTACGAACTGGATCATACTGACGTACGTTCATGTAACCATGCAGCTGACGGAAGTCCTTATCACCGGATACGATGAGGATCTTCTCAGACGTATTACCGTACTCATGACACAGCGTACCGATGACATCATCCGCTTCAGCTGTCTCTATCTGAATAACGCGATAAGGGAAGTAAGTCTTCAGCTCTTCGCGAATCTTATTCAGCGATTCAAAGACCATGTTCCAGTCAATCTCAGACTGCTCACGGTCCTTCTTACGGTTAGCCTTGTAGTAGGGGAAGATCTGACGACGCCACGAGCCGCGGTCATCGCAGGCGATGATCATCTCGCCAAACTCATTACGGAACTTGGCATTATAGCCGCGTAGTGAGTTAAGTACCATGTGACGAAGAAGGTCTTCTTCGATCTTAATGTTTGTATGGTTTCCGATCTGAGCCATAAAGTTCGAGATCATTACCTGGTTAAGGTCTACAATAATCACTTTCAATACCTATCATTATGCAATATCAGGATCGTCTGATTCCATGATTCGTTCAGTTTGTGCTTGCGCCTCTGCTTCATTAACGAAGAGTTGCCCAGCCACGTCATGAAGAGAATGCTTTATGTTACATGTATTATATAATGCCGCGCGAAGAGACTCCACTACTAAAGCAGTTGTCTTAACACATCTATCTTCTGTTAGATCAAAACCTTCTGCGTAGCAGCGGCTGAAAACAAATGATAGGGTGTCATCGATAAGCATTTCGATCTGTTCCCGACGCGCCATTTCAACATTCTCGAGAATCTCATCGATAGAGTTGGCTGGCGCACCCTTCTTAGCCTTGGGAAATACTATTACATTGTTCACTTAATTACCCTCAGGATGATGGTATCGGTATTTATACGTCCGTTGGGCTGAGTCTCATTGGTCTTGAGATCAGTCATAATAGACCGCAGGCTGACCTTACCGGCGCTAAGCAGGTTCTGAATGGTAACTTCGGGCTTACGAACCGACTTGGTCAACGACTTCTCAACATCGAAGCCAATCAGAGTAGTACCCTTGACCTGAATACCATTAGGACCAGAAGCGTCGTAGCGAGTCAGCTTCTTGTACTTGGTGTTATAAGTCCATACCTGGCTTGCACCAATCATCTCAGCTGGGTTAACCGACATGATCTTGAGCGAGGGGAATTCCTTCTGGTACTTCATCTTCGAGACCTGATCGACGGCCGACTTAGCCTTCTTCTCACGCGGCTTACGAACCTTAGTAGCCTTCTTGTTACCGCAGTAGCGATCGCAATCAGCAATGAAGCCTTCCCAGTACTTCTTCTCCTCAGCGCGACGCTTCTTCTCCGCGCGAGTATCGAACTCATCCTCTTCGAAGTCAGGAAGCCACTTTGCATAAAAGTCGCGAATAGCGTTAGCAGCCTGAACGGTTGCTTCCTTACCCTTGAGCCATTCGTAGATGTTAAGCCCAGGGTTAGTATCAAGCGCTTCTTCGCACTCAGTAATGAGAGAATGAATCTTAGCCTGAGTCCGTTCTTGAATAGTAGGCTGAGACTTTTCTTCCTTAGTAGTCTTAACCTCTTCCTTGACAAGCTTACCAGCGGCAATATAGCCGTTGATGCTTTCCTTAAAGCGTTCAATCACAGCTTCATCAAGCACATTACCATTCATAATAATACGCGCAATAGAGCACGAAGTCTTGGTGATCTTATACTTGGCCAGCCGCTTAACAGCAGCGATATCAGCCTTAGCGTAGTCGTTACGCTTCATATATTCGAAGAGCCAATCGCGTGTCTCATCCTGATCGAACATGTAGTTATACCAGTTCAGAGCGTCACCGAAGCCCTTCTTCGAGATATCGATAGGTTCCGGGCCATAGTACTTGTCATCGATCGACTTAACGACCGCGCGCGACTTACGAACCTTGACAACCTTAACCTTCGTAGAAATCTTTTTTAGAGCAGCACGAGCCATAGTTTTTTCCTCAATTGATATCTTCTTATAATCTCTTTTTGAGAAAAAGGCAACTGTTTATTTCCACATGGTCTTGCGAATATACTTCGCGATCATATGCATAATGGCCTGATGGCAGTCTTCTGCTGCTTCATACTCGGAGCAGTCGACATGAAGGTTGGTACCATGGAAGTATTTGAGAGCTAGCTCTTTCGACTTACCGCCGTCGAACCCAGTGAGCGTGATGACGTGCATCTTCTCAGCGATGGCCGCTTCGATCGCTCTTACGATGTTAGGAGAATTGCCAGAGCTACTAATGGTAATGAGAACCTCTCCAGGGTTCCCGAGGCGCTCAATCTGATAAGCGTACACTTCATCATAAGATATGTCATTAGATATAGCCGTCATTAGAGGGATATTAGCTGCGAGCGAATGCACACGCACCTTAAGAAAGTTTCCGTTTTCAGGGTCAAGCTGCGAACTACCCTTGGTATAATCGCATGCCCAATGCTGAGCAATTGCAGCTGAAGCACCGTTACCAATCGTATAGATGTTTCTACGTTCCTTAATGGCCTTGCAGATGGTATCTGCGGCTTTCTGGAATGCGGCTTGATTAATAGATGATAGCCCACGCTCAACAGCATACGTATGCTGCTCCCGAATACTCTTCAGTGTATTAGTCTCTGTAGACAACTTTAGCTCCTTCCTGAGCAATCTTTACATCTAGACAAACTCGATCCGAGAATGCTTCTCTTAGCCTGTCCTTATCATCGGTTAGAGCAAGCATATAGCCGCCTCCACCTGCACCGAGTAGCTTAGCACCTTTTGCGCCATATTGCAAGCACTTTTCGTACATATCATCGATTACTGATGTTGATATACCGTCGCTCATTTGCTTTTTAAGTTCCCATGAGGAATTAAGCAGGATGCCATACTGATGCAATTCAGGTGTATGAGTTGAATAGAGATCAGCCAGGAGAGATAATTCTCTTATGAAAAATTGCTTTGCATTAAAGTTAATGTTATCGAGAATCTCTGCAGCATGTCGCTGGATATTGGTAGGGATAAGAAGCATTGAGCTATGAATGGCACTCGGCGCCATCTTAGTAACCCATACTTGATCTTCTTTACCGTATTTGATATAGTTCATACCGCCCATGGCAGCAGCATACTGATCTTGCTTACCAATATGCCAGTTGCACATTGATATTTCGATATGGCATGCTGTCTCAGCGATCTGAAAAGGATTATATTCTAGATCTTTGTATTCAGCGAGAGCCGCGACCAATGCACATGTAAACGATGACGAACCGCCAAGACCTGTACCCATTGTAGGAATATCAGCGAAGGAAGTGATTTCGATGTTACTATGAATATCAAAATACAGTAGAGCATTACGTACGATATCATTCTTAATATCGTTAACGTTTGTAACAAGCTCTTGCTTCATGTAAGAGATCTTGATATGATCATGAGGTGTATGGTTAACAGTTACATACACGTACTTGTCAATAGCGGTAGAGATAGTAGAGCCGCCCCACTCTCTATAATGGTCAGGTATATCAGACCCGCCACCGAAAAACGAAACACGCATAGGTGCTTTAGCTAGAATCATGCATCGTTCCTTAGCTTACACTTCTTATACCAATCCCAGGCAGATGTAACAATCTTCTCGAGATCGGTATGCTTATACTCAAATCCTGTTTGAAGGAACTTAGTATTGTCAGCGATTAGATAGCCTGGATCACCAGGGCGTCTAGGTCCGTATGACCACTTAATGTCTTCGCCAGTATAATTCTGGAATGCTTCAACCATTTCCTTATTGGTAAAGCCTTCACCTGACCCGAGGTTAAATGTAAAGACACCGCTCTTATCTTCGAGATATTCAGATGCATGGAAATGCGCTCTGCAGATATCCATGACGTGTACATAGTCGCGTACGCAGGTGCCATCTCTGGTAAAATAATTATCGCCATTGATTACGAACTCACGCTTATCGTAGATAGCAGAGCAAATCTTAGCAAGAATACGCTCAGAGTCAAGATGATCTCCGGCGTTATTTTCATATGCACCAGCTACGTTAAAGTAACGGAAGATAACACAATCAATACCGGCAGGGTAGCAGATATCATCAATAGCCTGCTCACACATCAGCTTAGAATGGCCATACGGATTGCATGGAATCTTCTCTTGATTTTCCGACACAAAAGTTCCACGATCGCCGTATACAGCAGCTGTAGAAGAGAAGATAAATTTACCCTTCCAACCAGCTTGATGTAGATTGCCTAGAAGCTTAGACGTTTCGCCGAGGTTATTGTAATAATAGAGAGCAGGATTAGTTACTGAATCAGCAATAGCAGCTGAAGCAGCAAAATGGAAGATATGAGTGATGTCATGCTCTAGTACATATTGAGTTACTAGCTCATCTGATACGGAACACTTAAGTGAATGACTAAGCTTTAGATCGACGTGATTGCGTGGAGCGTTATCAACTCCAATACAGAAAATTCCAAGTTCCTGAAGCATCGAGACCATTACTGACCCGATGTAGCCTCTGTGACCTGTTACTAGTACTCTCATATTGGGAGCCTCCCGTCAAAATCGAAGAAGTGTTCGTCGTTAAATGCTTTATCGTCAATCCAGATGTCGTAGCTTGGTTTTCCGAGTCTGACTTCATGATACTTACAACCCCATGAATCAAGTTGCTGTTTAGTAAGCTCTGTCCAGTCAATACCTGAACCTGAGCCGCGAGCCGCGTGCTGTCCAGTAGATAATAGTATGACCCTCATCATACAGTTCGTTAATTCTGTTAATACGATACTCATGAGGAGTCGAGCTAGGATAGTCCCATTTACCATCGACTTTGCGCGTCCAGCAAATAGTGTTGTCGATGTCTACAATGTATATCATGGCGTGTTATACTCAAAGAAGTTAACCCCTTGAGGCTTAGGTAGTGCCTTCGGTGGATCAGCGTTGATAATAGAGCGAAGAAGACCATCCCAAAGATAAGCAATCTTATCAATATTATAGCGCTGATCGGCGTACATCTTGATAAACTTCAAGTAGTTCTGGTTCTGCTCTTCAAGAACAGTATCAATGACATGACACATAATGTTATAGAACATTGTAGCGTGCATATTCTTATCCTCGACCCATGGATAGTGCAGACCAAGGTTACCTGTTATATCGGGAATACCGCCGAAGTTAGGAGCAACAATCTGTACACCAGCTGACATAGCTTCAATAATAGAAGCTGAGCTGCATTCCATCCAGGTCGAAGGGTAAGCTAGAATATGAGCCTTCTTGAGGTGCTCTCTGACAACCTCATTAGGCTGGAAGCCGTGATAGGTGATCTTAGGGTGATCGATACATGCCTTATAGAGAGGCTCGAACTGCTTATCGGCTTCTTCCCAGCCGTAGATCTTAAACGATGAGAATACGTCTAGATGGATATTATCATACTTCTGGCAAAGAGCATCAAAGACCGGAATAAGGATATCCAAACCACGTTGAGGCGTGGATGTATAGATTAGACGAATAGTGTCTTGTTCCTTAACAACGTTCTCAAACGGCTCAATGCCGGTATTAATAACATGAATGTTAGGGCTATGCGGCATGCCAAGTACAGTTTGAAACTGACTATGCTGCCAGTGGCCGCAGAAAATAATCTTATGAAACTTATCGATCGACTGTTGATTAGAGAGATGCTTTAGTTCCGGGTCCCAGGGTAGATCATGTACCCAATAGATTCGATACTTGCTCTCGTCAAGTTCGCGTACGCGAGAAAGCGTTAGTTGGAATTGATCCATAATGGCTGGGTCAATACGCTCAATAAGGCGCTCAGCCATTAACTCAGAGCCACCGCGCGATTTAGCATTCAGCTCATTCTTCTGATATGACATTAATATACCTTTACATCTTCAATAGTTTCAGTGTTAACCGAACGCCAACCATCCGCTTCCAGATCCCAAACAGGAAGAACATTGTCCTTGGCTTCCCGAGTACGATCCGTCTTCTTCTCATACGGAATGGCAACGCCTTCACGAAGCGTACACTTCATGATGCGTTTAGTGCCATCCTTTTTTGTAAAAGTAATTTCTGCGTTTGATTCGCGCAGCAACTTGGCCAGTGCGGCCTTATCCTGCCAAGTATTCTGGTCTTGTGTCGAGATATTCTCTGAGCTGTTCATAACCACCAACTTTCACTCCATCAACAATAATATAAGGTGCAGTACGTACATCAGGGAACGTAGCTACAAAATCTTCACGAAGAATGTCTTCGCCGATAACTGATTCTTTAAATGGGATGCCTCTAATGTTAAGCAGAGACTTTGCTTTAATGCAAGAAGGACAATCCTTCTTAGTATAGACTAGTACGTTCATTCGTCACCTTTTTTATTTCCGAAAATATTTGCCATGGCGAAGCGAGGGTCGCCATAGAGAGCATTAGCACGTACGCGAACAAATGCTTCCTTCTTCGAAGGCCCTGGAACCGTAATCCATGGATTCTTTCCGGCGCGCCAAGCTTCAATCTTATTAAGCGCTTTTTCGACTTCAGGGCGACCGCGGCGCACTTCCTTTACACCGGCAATATTACCGTTGCGTTCGCCCTTCGAAACATAAGTCTTACGCTTTACTTTTTTACCCATAATTTAATCACCCTTTGTTAGTCATTACTATGTATAGAGCCTTTATCAATTAAAGTCAAGTCGTATTCTCTGTCAATGTACTTATATTCGACTTTAACTGGCTCAAATTCTTTTATTGCTTCAAATACATCGTCAATATTAAGTTGTGAGCATGTATATACATCTAGCTGCATAAGACCAGGATCTACTTCATCCCATACATGCATAGCGATATGAGATGTTTCAATAATGGTAACAGCTGTAAGCCCTTGATTACCCGGCATATCTGAATAGATAGCATACGGGCCCATTAGTATATTCATATCAATTTTATTGACAAGCGTTCTCATCCACTCTTTAATTTCGTGAGGACTGTAAGGTGGATTATTTAATTCAGCACGGACAATCAGGTGCTTGTGTTCCAGTATCTTAGACAACTCATATAACCCTTTCGACTAATAAATTTTTGACATGTGAGTGTTGAATTTTGCACTGGACCCATGTATTATAGTAATTCGGATCCAACACCGCATCATAGTGAAAAATTAACTTAGCTTCCCAGTAGTTACATTCGCCTCTGGTCTTACAAATACGTATAATCGTTCTTGTAAAATTTTCCTTGCCGAACTCTTCAACGTCCTTTAGAAGCTGAGGAGAAGATCCAAAGTAATCAGCCCAATCTGATTCTTTACGGATCTTTTTACGTTTACCCTTTACTTGTTTATAGCCGGCTTTGGTTAAAAACTTACGACCGATATACTTTTTACCATTCAGAGTATTTTCAATCTGGTAAATAAACCCGTACGCCCAGTCCGGTGGTTCGAATTCTTTACCTTCAAATAACCAAGTCATTCTATATCCTCCTAGAGGATATATTTATCAATTGTCAAAATCGTAATCTTGATCTTCTTCGAAGTCGTCCTCGGTATCTTCTTCCTCGACTTCGGCCCCACAGAAGGGGCAAAACTCTACTGCTGTATCGGAATCTGATACTACTCTATATTCCGCCCAGCAGCTTTGGCATTCCATCCATTTCATAAGCTGAATCCCTTAAATGTGTCGCTAGTCACGTCCTGCTTTACAGCGCCAACAATATAAGATGTGATTTCTGTCTCCTGCGGAGCAACCTGTACTTCTGAACCGGCAATCCACTTCTGTGTCCATGGTAGCGGATTCGATCCTGGTTTACCATTGAGCCCGATAGCACCCATACGCTTAGCAGCAATGTGATCTACGTAATCGCATAGAAGCTGTTCGTTGAGACCGATCATTGATCCGTCTTTGAAGAGGTAGCGCGCCCATGCTTTTTCCTGGGCCACGACCTCATAAAACATTCCAATGCATTCGTCTCTTGTTTCCTCATTAATTTGAGCAAAGTCTGCATCTTCCTTTGGTAGAATCTTGAGGAGCTGCTGAGTCGAGGCCAGGTGAACGTTCTCATCGCGAGCAATAAACTTGATGATCTTCGCGTTGCCTTCCATCTTCTTGAGCTCAGCGAAGTTCCACGAACAGGCAAACGAGACATAGAAACGTACTCCTTCTAGAGCATTAACAGCGTTCAGACAGAGCCAGAGAGCTTTCTTATGCTCATACTCGTCGTAGAATTCACCGGGATCGAACGCAAAATTATTCCACTTAATGAGCTCATCATAGTACTTAGAGATACTACCTGCACAGTCTAGGATCTCAGGGATCTCCAGCATTTCATCAAAGACTCTGGAAGGATCAGGATAGACGTTACGAATGATATGAGTGTAGGAACGGGAATGAATCGTCTCGAAAAACGTCCAAGTCTGGATCCAGGTTTCCAACTCAGGAAGCGAACATATTGGGAGAAAAGCCAGAGATGGAGCACGGCCCTGTACAGAATCAAGGAGGATCTGACGCTTGAGATTCGATGTAAAAATATGCTTCTCATGCTCGGTCAGTCCTTTAAAATCCTTTGAGTCCTT